AACATGACACGCGCACAAACTGATTCCGTAGATCACAACGCAATGAGAGAAAGCGACCCAAGAATGCCTAAATTCACGGATCGTAACTCGAAAGTAACTTTTGGCAGCGGTAGATAAAATGCCGCTAACTTATTCCTAATTGGAGGAAATTATGGCTGTAGGAGTCCAAGGCTTCAACCCACAAAACTTGATCGGTGGTCAGGTTTATGCAGGTGCAGTTCGCCAGTTACCTATTGCTTCAGGCTATGCTCAAAACATTGGCTTTGGCGACTTGGTAACTATTTCTGGTGGCTACATCACTCGTGTAGATACATCAAGCGGTGCAAAAGCAGCATTTGCTGCGGCACCAATCGGTATTTTCTTAGGCTGTAGCTTTACAGACCCTAACTTAAAATACTTCGTTAACAAACAATTCTGGCCAACAGGCACTGTAGCATCTGATGCTATGGCGCTTATCTGTGAAGATCCAGATGCTGTATTAAAAGTGACATTAACTAACGCTTCTGGTGTGGCTTACACTTCAGGCGCGGCGACTGTAGCAACTGTGGGCAAAAACATTGGTTATTACCAACCGTCTACTCCAGTTAATACACAAACTGGTAATAGTGCCGTATCAGGTAACTTTGCTTCTGCTGCAACAACAAACACACTTCCTTTCCGTGTTGTTGATGTGGTTAAAGACACAGCGCTTCCTGATGGTACTTTCGTAGAGGTGCTTGTTATCTATCAAGCGGGTATGCAATTCTATCGTCAAACTACAGGAGCTTAATCAATGGCTGCTATTTCTAGATCCCAACAGATAAAAGAACTCATTCCTGGGCTGAACGCCTTATTTGGTAATGAGTACGCGCGTTATGGTGAAGAGCACAAAGAAATCTTTGAGATTGAAAGTTCTGATCGTTCATTCGAAGAAGAATTAAAACTCGCTGGTTTTGGCGCTGCGCCAACCAAAAACGAAGGCCAAGCAATGTCTTACGACACTGCGCAAGAAGCATGGTCAACACGCTATACCCACGAAACTATTGCTTATGGTTTTGCTATCACTGAAGAAGCGATGGAAGATAACTTGTATGACTCATTGTCAGCTCGTTATACCAAAGACTTAGCTCGTGGTATGGCATACACAAAACAAGTTAAAGCGGCTAATATCTTAAACAACGGCTTTAACCAAAACTACTTAGGTGGTGATGGTGTATCATTGTTTGGTACTAACGGCTCAGGCACTGTAACTAACCATCCGTTAATCAACGGCTCAACTGTTAGTAACCGTCCTGCTACAGCAGCAGATTTAAACGAAACTTCACTTGAAGCGGCTGTTATTCAAATCGCTGGCTGGACTGACGAACGTGGTCTTTTGATTGCAGCTAAACCTAAAAAATTAGTTATCCCTCCTTCACTTCAATTCGTTGCAACTCGTTTGCTTGAAACTGAATTACGGGTTGGTACAACTGATAATGACGTTAACGCACTCAAAAACAACGGCGCGATTCCAGAAGGCTATACACTCAATCACTGGTTAACCGACAATAACGGTTGGTTCTTGTTGACTGACGTGCCAAATGGCTTGAAACATTTCATTAGAACTCCGTTATCTACTTCTACCGACGGTGACTTCGACACTGGGAACTTACGTTTCCGTGCTCGTGAACGTTACTCTTTTGGGTTCTCAGATCCATTAGGTGTGTACGGTTCACCAGGTACAAGCTAAGTAAAATCAAGCACTTACGTGTTTATGGAAGCCCCCTTTACGGGGGTTTCTTTTTGTGATATGATTTCCCGTGTCAAATCACATATCGGAGAAAAGCATGGAATATCCAGCTACAAGAGAAGAAGCAAAGCGTACAGGTGCTAAATTTTATTTTACAGGTAAACCTTGCACACGCGGGCACGTAGCTCCGCGCAAAACAAAAGGATGCTGTACTGAGTGCATGAGAGAAGATTGGGTTACTGATAATGAGCGCCGTAAAGCGTTACCCAAATCAGAGGCGTCAAAAGCCGCAGGTAAACGGTACTATGAAAGAAACAAAGATTTAGTCAAAGCTAAAGCTGCTGCTAGACCCAGCGAAGAAAAAAGAAAACATAGAAACAACCACAAGCGAGAAAATCCAGAAGTGTATAGAGTATTAGGTAATGCTCGTAGACGCAGGCACCGCGAAGCAACCCCTGCATGGTTAACAAAAGAGCAGAGAGAAGATATAAAACAGCTCTATACAGAAGCACAAAAGATAACAAAATTAACAGGTGTTCGGTATGAAGTAGACCATATAATCCCGCTAATAAACGACATTGTATGTGGGCTGCATGTGCCTTGGAATCTGCAAGTAATTCCTAAAACAGACAACCTCAAAAAGGCAAATAAAATAGCTTGCGAACCAGTAGGTTAATTGGTACTATCACCCCCAAATCTAGGAACTTAATTATTTGCGCAGATTGACCTAGCAAGCTTTACACAAGACTGCGTATCTTACGTGTATTTGGAGATTAAAATGGGTTTAGCATCACACTTTGGTCCTTGGAGACTTGGAACCGTACCTAACACAACTGGCACAACTGCTGGTACTATCAACAATATGGGCGCCACTGAGGTCACTCAAACTATTACCCTACCTTTCGCGTCAATCAATAGTTCGCTTACTGGTACTGCGTTTGTGCTTCCAGCAGGGGCAATGATTACGTATTTTAAATACTACGTTACAGCCACATTTAGTGGTGCAACAACAGTCAAGTTAAGTATTGGTGCTACTGACGTTACAGCTGCTACTACTGTTACAGGTCCCGCTGCTCCAGCTAATATGACAGCTGCAACTGCCGCTGATGCTGTAACATCTTTGTTTAATAATGTCGGTACTACAGATGCGATTGTTACTTATACAGCTACTAAAGCAGCAACTTTAACTACGGGGTCTGTGACGCTTCAAGTTACGTATACTGTTCGCTTGTCTGACGGTACTTATAACCCAACATCGCAAACTGCGTAATTAGTCATGGGGAGGTACGCCTCCCCTTTTATTTAGGAGATTAATTATGGGTATGCAAACAGACGTCTTAGCCACGCACTTAACGGCTAGTGGAACTGTTTCAGCTAATCGCAACCGTCTAAAAGCTGTGTCTTATCGAGGTAATGGCACTGACGGTAGTCTTATATTTAAAAACGGTGGGGCATCAGGAACAACTTTATTAGAGCTTGATGTCGGTACAAGTGACTCATTTACCATCTATGTAATCCTACCTGGTGAGGGCATACTGTTCCAAAATAACATTTATGCCGCATTAACTAACGTATCAGCGATAACCGCGTTTTACGGGTAAGCCATGATGGACGACCAAATTAAACTTGCAGTTCATGAAAACGAGATTAAACACTTGCAAACTGATATGGACAAATTGGTTAAAGATATGGAAGAACTTAAAGCTTCCGTTGCTGAGATAAGCAAAACTCTTTCAGAAGCTAAAGGCGGATGGCACGTTTTAATGGTTATGGGTGGTGCAGGTGCAGCTTTTGGTGGTTTAGTTGGCTGGGCGTTTGAGCACTTCTCAGGTAAATAAGATGGCAAAAAAAGCCCCAGTATTAGCAGTAGGCAGAGGTGAGAAGCTCCCTGTTTCTAAAGGTGCAGGTCTTACAGCCAAAGGTAGAGCCAAATACAATGCGGCGACTGGCTCTAACTTAAAAGCACCCGCACCAAACCCTAAAACCAAAAAAGATGCAGGGAGACGTAAATCTTTCTGCGCTCGTATGAGTGGTATGCCCGGTCCTATGAAAGATGAAAATGGTAAGCCAACTCGTAAGGCAGCCTCTTTAAAACGGTGGAACTGCGGTGCCTAGTGTATCCCGTGCGCAACATAATTTAATGGCGATGGTTGCAAATAACCCAAAAGCAGCTAAACGCATAGGTATTTCAAAATCAACAGGTGAAGAATTTATGAAAGCAGATAAAGGTAAAAAGTTTGGTAAAGGTGGTTTAGACTCAATCTTCAAAGGTAAAGAATCATACAGCGAAGAATTGAAAGAAGGTAAAGCCATTAAGTCAGGTAAGATTTCCCCACAGCAATATGCTAAAGGTGAGAAGATGGAAAAAACTAAAATGAATAAAGGTGACAAAGCACCGCCTAAAGCACCTGATATGGGTTCAATGGGTATGAAAAAAGGTGGGATGGCTAAGTGTATGGCTAAAGGCGGCGCGGTTAAAGCTGATGGTAAAGCCATTCGCGGTAAAACCAAAGGACGGTTTGTGTAATGCAAACCAAAGACTACCCAGCTAAAGGCTTCCCAGCGTACCCTAACGCTAAGGGTACAAAACCCGTGAAAGCGAAAAAAAAGCAAGCAGAATAGGTTAAATTATGGCATCAAATACGTTAGAAGAAATCAGAGAGGCTCTTAAAAACGCTGGTTATTCTGTGAAAAATGATCTTAGCCCAGCGCTAATAAGTGAGTGGGAAAAGCACTTTATTCCTGATGTTGATTACACCGCTTATTTTGATGCCGTAATTAAAGCCGCTAAAGCTGAATACGGTGATAAAGACCCACAAGTCAGTTACTATGTAGCGCAAAAAGCAACGTGGGATAAATGGTCTAAAGATCCAAGTCACGCGACGCTAACAGGTGTAGACCTGTCTAATTCAGGTGGTAAGACATATACTGACCTAGCACAGCAAGCGAATACAGTTAAACAAATCCTAGCAGATCAAACAAAAGCACTTAACGATGCAGTTAAACTAGGAACAGCAGCAACTACATTGTCTTTATATGGCACTGGAACTGCAGATAAGCCCGCTAAAAACAGCATCGCCGCTAATTATAACGCCGCCCAAACAGCGCTAACAAAGGCTCAAGCTGCGGTAGCTAAAAAAGATACACCTAATGCGCAAGCTGCTTTAACAAAAGCCCAAACCGCTTTTAACACAAACAAAACAGCCTTTGATACGGCACAGCAAATTATTACAGAGAACGCTAAAGGTAGCTTAACACCAACAGAAAAAGTTATTATTGGTGCATACGATGACTATCTAACTAAAGCTTACAACCCTTATACTAATTTGCTGTCAGGTACAGTAATACCCGCAGGTGGTACGCAAGCAGATGCAACTAAAGCATCAGTAGATAAGGCGCTTGAATTTTATAAAGCCAACGGTTACATGCCTACAGTAGATTCGGCTGTTTTGGGTCAAGTGCAGACAGCAATTAGTAACTATGAACAGCAAAAAATAAAAGACAAGCAGCTTGAAAAAGCGCAAGCTGTCGCGGCGGCTAGCCCAAAAGAAATTGGGCAGACACAAAAAGACATTTCAAACTACAACGCTCTTATTGCTCAAGCCGCTAAAAACG